TACTTGCCAGCACAAAGCAATATCAATGATGTTCGTGCTTATATTAAAGAACTTCAAATCCGTAGTGGCCGTCGCGTAGACTTTGTGATGATTGATTATCTTGACCTGCTCATGCCTGTCAGTGCAAAAGTTAGCCCAAGTGATTTGTTTGTCAAGGACAAATATGTAAGTGAAGAAATTCGTAACTTTGCCAAAGAAATGCAAATTTTGTTAGTCACTGCATCACAGTTAAACCGTGCATCAGTAGAAGAAGTAGAGTTTGATCACAGTCATATTAGTGGCGGTATCTCTAAGATTAATACTGCAGATAATCTGTTTGGTATCTTTACAACACGCAGTATTCGCGAACACGGAAAATATCAACTTCAGATCATGAAAACTCGTAGTAGTAGCGGCGTTGGCCAAAAAGTTGAACTTGAATTTGATATTGATAGCTTGCGTATTCGCGATCTTCCAGACGAAGATAGTCAAACATCTCAATTTAAAAAACCAGTAAATAATATCTTTGATGGACTTAAGACTGGTAGTGTTGTAAGGGCGGCTGGTAATATTGATACTGAATCTAGCAAAGTATCAGCAACAGTTGATAGCAGCAGATTAAAAAGCATGTTGGCTAATATTAAATCTTCAAAATAATGGCAATATAAATATGTTATGTTTAAAGAATTAGAAGATTTTGTTGATTTAAGTCGTATTGACATTGATTTTAATAAATTTAGAAGCCAAGTGGTTAAACATCATTTTGAATGTTTTAATTTAACAGGGAGTAATAGAATTTGGCTTAGGACTAACGATATTACTTTACCAATACAGGAACAAATTACTCCTTTCAAAACAACAGTTACAAGTTTATCTGCTGATGCGTTAGATGGGTTTGTTGATATTAATTGGAACAATTTAATAGAAAATTTTAAACTAGTAAAACCCAAAGATTTTATATATTATACTACATTGCTAACCGAAAAATTTCCATATATCATAGAAGTTTTAGACAAAATAGAAAAATTTTTAAATATTAAATTTGGAATTATTAATAGTTCGTTGATGAAACCAAGTTCATCATTGGATTTTCATATTGACTTTGGCACTGCTAGATGGCATTTGCCAATAGTTACACAAGTTCCAGAATGTTTTTTTTATGTCGATGATAGTTTTGTCACTATGCCAAGTTATACTAAATTGTACAAGCTACACACCAACACCATTCATAATGCGTTTAATAGTGGTAAAAAAGATAGACTACATCTTAATTTTACTAATGCTGATCAAGAACTAGTATTTGATACTACAGAAAAGTTGATTGAATTGCGGGAAAAATTAACAGATATTGTTAAAACTCGTTTGGAAAAAATAGATAAAGTTGATGTATTGTTAAACAATTTATATTATAAAGGTCTTTATAACAATCTAACATTAGATAAAAATTGATGTGTTCGTATTTTATCTAACACATCTTTTTCATCTTTGTATATTAATTTTCCAAGTTTAATAAATCCAGGATTCAATCGTATATCTTTATATGAATATCCTAGTTTTTGAAAAAAATCACTGTTTTTTTCAAAGTATTTCCAACATTCATCATATTTAAATTCTGCATTATGCGCATTATCGTGTAATCTAACAGTAAAATCCGCACTATAATGTATCCATGGTTTAAATGCATCTGGATGAATATATTGATCGTTATCGCGCCATAAATCTTCTAGCGTTTTTCCTACTTCTACATAGTTTAAAAACAACTCGCCAAATTTTATATGCCATTTTAAATTACTATAATCACCAATATCTAATTTACTTCTTTTTGGTAATGCAAAATATGTTGCAACAAATCTACTGACATTGTTATCACGAACATTTTCAACTCTATGAACATTAATATTTAAATCACACAAAGCTTTGCGTACTTCTGGCGGCGCTGATAACCAAAACTCGTTGTTCTGTTCATTAAGTAATCCATGATATTCTTCAAATACATGATGCAATAGATTAAGAGTATCAGTGTCGCTAATAGATGTCATTGTCCTGTCTATCAGCGGCTTAAATGAATTAATTGTTTCAATGTTTCTATTGATTAAGTCAATAGAAATCTTTGCATCTTCTTCGGCACTATTCATTCCATAGAATCTAGTAGGATCATCTATTGGTATGCTTAACTTGTTTACTAGGTTTATCTTTTGTTTCCATTTTTCAACAATAGGAGTATCATCTAAATTAAACAACAGTTGATGCGTGTCAGAAAAATCATTGGGGTTAGCAAGGGTTATCTTAAACTGTTGGGACATACTATTATGTATTATTATATGTTATCCTTTATTATTTTTTAAAGCAACTATTCAATAAATATTCGTGGAGTATTAAGATTTGCGTAAACAAACCCGTTCAATACTAGACGAACTAAGCTCATTAACCATTAATAAAAATTCTGGTTTATTGTTGGAGAGTCGTGCAAACCATATTATTAACAGTGCAATAAATTTAATTACACAAATACGAGAAAACTATGATACTCCAGAAGCAGATGAACTTGAACGCCGATTAATTAATAGTATTCGTGGTCAAGACCCTGCTAAGTTTATTCGAGGTCTTAGGAAGATAAATGAGAGCCGTTGAGTTTTTGACAGAATTAACAAAGCCAGGAGAACCACCGCAAGTAGGCAGTCCTGAATTTAAAGCTACCGCAGAATCAATGAAGAAATTCATTAACTATGCTATTTCTGAATATTCAAAAACCGTTGCTTTGCGAAATCAAAAAGACCCACGAGTTGGTCAAGGCATATCTAAAGACCCAATGCAACTTGCTAAAGGCATTGAAGACGCAGTGTATGCAAACCTTAAAAAGATGGGTGCTGGTTTTATTACAGACACTGATATTGAGAGATTTAAAGAATATTTCTTAGGCAGTGCTGGCGCTACTGGTGGAGAACAACCCGCAGGTGCTGCTGGTGCTAATAAAGATACCAGTGCTGCTGGTGGTGCTGCAGCAGGTGCCGCTACTGGCGGAGAACAAAAACAACAAACTATACCACGAGGCGCTGAAGTAGAAATTGGTAAATCTCGTTCAGCAGGTGGCGGTGTAGCAAAATATCGTTGGGAAGGCGCTATCTGGGCAGAAGTTTCGCCTAGAACTGGTGGCAGCGGCAAGTTTGCCAATAAAAAAGTTGCGCAAGAACTTACTCGTCTTTACTTCTCAAAGACAAAAGAACCAGCAATTGGCAGCATGACTCCTGACCAAATAAAAGCTGCAGCGGCTGCTAAATCACCAGAAGATTTAAAAGCTAAAACTCCGCAGCCTATAACCGTTGGTGGTGAAACAATTAAGCCAAGTGATCCTCGCTATGCTGAAATTACTAAAAGATTAAACAGCAGTATATACAGAAATCCTAGAAATATTATCAGTGAGGCTGCGGTTTCTTTTGATTCATCAACTAGCCTAATATCAGTTGATCCAGAACTAATTGATAAATTGGCAAATGATGCCGCTGAAACTTGGTACAAGAATCGTAAATGGTCAAATGATAATCCAGGAAAAAGTTTAGATTCTGGCGCTGGCAGTGAAACTGGTTCTAGCGGTGGGTTATCAAATCGTAACATCCAACTATTGAAATATGTTGGTCTTGATCCTAATAGTCCAAATGTTGTCCAAACATTGGCAAATACACTAGCTGACCCAAGTAAAAGAGAAGCTATAGCTAAATCACTAGCTAGACAAGGCATAACACCACAAAAGAGTAATAACCCTTAAATTATAATTATGTATAAATAATAGTAGCGTAATAGACGCAATATTTTGGAGAATTAAAATGGCAGATTTTTATCGTACAACTGGTAACGCTGGTCCTGCTGGTAGCATGATCAGCTTCATCGGTAAAACCCCACTTGCAGTTGCAGGTTATGTTGCAGCAAGCGGTGGCACAGCACAAGACCTTCGTGGTGAATTAGGCATTAACTATGCAGTTCCTGCAATCCTAAATGTCCTTGAATCAAATGTCACTGTTCTTGCTTATCAGATTGAAAACACTTCTGGTGGTAACATCAGTCTACTTCTTGAAGGTGCTTCACACTTCGCTGCAAGCGACATTCAAGGCATCATCCGTAGTGCAGGAACAACTGTTGGTAACAACAGCGTTGATGTTACTGGCACTATGATTGCAGCTCGTGGTTTCAAGCTAAGCTATACTTAATATATCACAGATATATTAAACAAGTTCAAGGGCGAGCAATCGCCCTTTTTCTTTGTCTAAAATTCATTACTATAAGTAAAAACATGATTAGATGTATGACATTATTTGATATTACCAAGAATGGCGATTGTCATGCAGCGGCACAACTTAAAAATTGGCACACTCTGCTGCAATCAATCAACTTAAAATCTATCCCTACTGTTCAATCTTATCCTAGAAAATTTTTTCGTAATACAGATGGGCTAGGGTTTGGTAAAAAATATAGTGGACATGAAGAAATTTGGATGTTTGACTTTGATATAGATAATTTTGATGGTGATTTAACTGAACTAGAAAACAATATTGATTTAATACCAATGATTACTGGCTTAGAAGAAACTGCTAAAAACCTTGAACATTATACTGTTGCACAAGGAGATAACCAAAATATAGTGTTTTTATTAATATAACTTAATAATAAATATTATTTGCAATGCACGGAGTTTGTTATGGCAAATAAACCATATGAAATTGAGCGAACCAGTTTAGAAGCGCATGTCGATATCTGTGCAGAGCGTTATGAACAAATGGATAATAAAATGAACACTATGGAAGCAAGACTGTTAAAAGTTGAGACCATAGTCAGCGAAATTAAATCTATGTTAATCGAAAAAGAAACTTTGGCTTATAAAAAACTCGTTGGCTTAGGAATTGGCATTATTGGCTCACTATTAACGGCACTTTTGGGACTTATATTATATGTTGCAAAATCACATACTTAATTGACATAAGAGACAGCGTTATGCTATTATAATACTATGATAGATGAAACCGCAACTCTTAACAAAATCAAACAATTCGTCACGGAAGAATACAGTCACCTATCCCAAAAAGGAGCAGTGATTGTAAAATCCGTGGGGAACGGATATCTTGTCAATGGTATCAATGTAAAATCTGTAGATAACTTTTGGCAAGTAACAAAAGGCAAATCAATTATTGCTAAATTGCGTCAACGACGAGTGGCTATATTGCTTGCTGCACTGGCAAGCAAGGGTTATTATCGCGATATTCAACGAGCAACAGTAATTGATAAACAGCTAGACATTTATCTTGGCGATAAGCAAATGTATTCTATAAGATATAAAGCTAATCCAGATAACCAAATATATGCAGATAGGCTTGTTAATGTTGAAACTGAATTAGAATTGTTAGATCAACAGTTACACGAATTAGAGAAAACTGTCTCACTGCAATAAATACTATTAAATGTAAGGACATTACTATGTTTGTTAAAGAATTTGGAAGTGTTTCAGCCACTGAGTTGAATCAACAGTTGAATAAGGTTTATCGTTGGCAGTTAAACTTAAATACTATCACCGAAAACGATGCATCACAAATGTTGCAAACTATTGGTAGCAAAATTAGAAAGATTAAAAGCACTAGCCAAGCTCATCATGCAGAGCGAAATCCACAATATATGGAAGCTGTAATGGTTGGAAAAATTTTAGAAACTTGGAAGAATGAAATGGCAACAAAACGCACTCGTCTTAGTGAAGCAATGCGCAGAATTGATCGTTTTTGTGCGATAAATCTTAACGAACGCGAATTAACACCAACTGAATTAAAAAAGCGCGAGCACTATAAAGGCGCACTCGAAAAGCGTAAAGGTGAATTTAGCAAGCGTTATGGGCCTCGTGGCGATGAAGTAATGTATGCTACTGCTACTAAGATGGCAAAGAATGAAAGCTATACTCTACCACCATCACTTACTGAAGGCGAGATTGAACAAGCCCGTGTAACTATGGCTGCTCGTGACCTTGCAGATAGCGTACAAGACATTGTTGAGAAGATCAGCGATATGCAGAACGAAAAACTTCCAGCACTTGTGAGTGCCATGAAAGATCAAATTGGCATGGACCAAGCTAATCAGTTCAGTGAAGCAACTAAGACAACTCTTTCTACTTTACTAGACGCAGCAAACAGTGCTCGTGATGCCCTTGATAATGCTAGCCGCGCTGTAGGCGGCGGTCAACCTATGGATATGGGTGGCGGAGACGATATGGGCGACGATATGGGCGGCGAGCCAGCACAAGACATGAATGCTCCAGTAGGTGGAGATGAAGCAATAACACCACCTCGTGATAATGCCAGCGAACTTGATGCAGCAGATGCTGCGGCTGGTGGAGTTGGCGCTGAAATGGGTCGTGGTCGCAGAGCATAATATGAAACTTTTTGAAGTTGCTCCAGATTTTGTAAAAGGTGAGGAAGCATTTCTCATGACAATTTTACAATATCTGGAAAGTAAAACAAAGCCAGGCGAAAAAATTCCGATGGCAAATATTGCTCGTCTAATGAACAATGCTGGATATCAATTTAACTTTGATATTTTACAAGATATGATGGCAGATGAAGAAAACACTGGCTTAAAAGATATGATTGGCGATGCAAATCAAGATAGCATTACGCTAGGTAAAAAATCTCCTGCCGACGATGAGTCGCTAGATGATAATAATGCGGAAGAAAAAACCGTAGATCAGATGGCAAGTAACGCAGCTAAGTTCTAATAAATACTTAATGCGCGTTGATGATATAGACCAGCTTACACATTTTCATGATAAACTTAATCCACAACTGTGGGATAATAATCGCTTGAAGCCGCAAGTTCGTCTTGCTCTTTTTAAAATTGCTAAAGAGTTCTTAGCTTTTATTAACATTGCAGATATTAAATTAACTGATATTACTGTTAGCGGCAGCAATGCTTCATTCAACTACACTTCAATGAGCGACATAGATTTGCATTTAATTGCAGATATTAATGGTCCATGCGAAGTAGACCTTAAAGAAATGTTTCTTGCTAAGAAAAGTGCGTTTAATGACCAGCATGATATATCTATATTTGGTCATTCCGTCGAAGTATATGTACAAAACAGTGACGAGAAGCATATCTCCAATGGCATATATAGCGTATATGATGATAATTGGGTAAAATTTCCAAAGAAAATTACAGCAACGCCTGACACTTCTAATATTGAAGACAAGTATGAATATCTTCATAATGAAATTGACCAAGCAATAGACAGCGGCGATAGCGAAACAATTAATAGATTAAAGAAAAAAATTAAAACGATGCGCCAAAGTGGTCTTGAAAAAGATGGTGAATTTGGTGTTGATAACCTTGCATTTAAATTGCTACGCAATGTTGGCGATATAGAAAAACTATATAAAGCTGGCTCTCAAGCAACCGATGTTGAATTAAGTATAAGCGAAGGTAACCAATTTACTGGTGCTCTTGCTGCTGCTCGTGAAGCAGGACACAGCGAATTTACTGTTGGTGGTAAAACATTCAAGGTTAAAAAGAATAAAAAATCCAATAAATAATAACGGAGCCACAAATGTTTAATGCCACAAATGCCAGAATTGCAAGTGTTGATAGCGTAATTGTTGAAACTGAACTTGCGTTAATTAATATTAATATTATTAATGCTGTTGACAATAACCAAACATCTGTTCAGATTAAAGGCAATACATATACGATGGTAAGTGGCGCAAATATTGCTGGTACTCCAATGACTCTTGATCCAAATTATTACAGCACTTGGCAAACTACTAATAGTAATTTGTTATGTGCTGCTCAAATGAACGCTGTTATAAACAATTTTTCTGCTCTTGGTTATACAGTAAGTCGTTTAAGTTTAGATGGAACGCATATATCTTGGCAGATTAGCTGGTAAAAAAACCACTTGACATCTGGCAATTTTGTGATATATTAATAATATGACAAATCCATATGTAACGCACAATCCGCTGTATGATTATAAACAAATCACACGAAAAGAAACTGTTGAAGGTCGTAGATATCAAACGCCAGAAGGCGATGTTGTTGCTAG